AGCTGCATTAGTAGTAAACGCATCAGCGTTAAGAGCAGATGCACCAGTGTATCTAGTATCTAGATTATTGTAACCAGCTTCACCCTGTGCTGTTGAGTTACCAGGGGTAACACCATGAGCTCTATTAGGTCCAGGGTTAGATGCTGTGTTACCATCAAGGCCTTTATCAGCATATTTGTACCGCAAGGCGAATGCCAAACCAACAGGTCCAGACATAGGCTGAACACCAACGATTTCGTTAGTAATCAACTCAGGGAATGTCCTACGGATCATTGGAATGAGGATTTTCGGTAAACGAGAATCACCTGTTGAATATGTATCAGTAGTGTTGTATGCTCCACCACCTTGTGCGGTATTACCAACAGGAGTGCCGAGTGATCCTCCAGCACCAGATTGATTGGCTTCTTCTATACACCATTGCTCTTGGTTTTCCAAAAGCATGGCTGTGTTTAGACGGGTATGACTATCTTGAATAGCGCTGACCTTGTTAGAGGTATAGTCCAAAACTGGACTCCACTTCTCCAACAATTGCTCAGCCCTACTACCGTCAATATAATTAGTATTTGGTCGTGTTTGTGTTTCGTTCATAATTTTATATAATATATTTTATTGGTTAGGGTCCTTTACATTGGAGATCAGGTAATAAATTACCTCAACAAGTTAAAATTACATAATCCTCGATAATTCACTTACGTAAGGATTTTTAACATCGGTTGATTCGGTTGTCAATTCTTGTTTGACTTCGTTTTTGATTTCAGAGTTTGATATAGCATCTTCTTTAAGAATATCTAATGCTTCAGTATGCTTTTTATCAAACATTTTAACCGTGTATTTAAAATTTTCTTGAATAAAGTCTAAATCTTTACCTTTGAATGTTTTGGTAATAAAATTAGTCTTCTTTACATCGAAGTTTTTTGTCTTTTCAGATAAGAAAATTGTCTTTTTAAGTTCAGCTACCTCTTCTGCGAGGGTATTACGCTGCTGAGAAGTAATTTTCAACTGCTCGTTAGACTCATCTAACTGTTTCTTACCATCAACAACACCTTCTCTGATAGTTTCATTTGCAAGAGCAAGATCAACACCTAAAGTCTGACGGAAGTTTTCAAGAATACCTAAGGCTTTCTTATTATCAACAGCTTCTTGAATAGAAGAAACAGGTAAAGCTTCATCAATATAAGAATCTAAGTATTCAGAAGCACTCTCTACGATTGCATCTCTTAACTTAACCGCTTCAGTATTGAGCTCAGACTGATATTTTTTAATAACTCGCTTGAGTTTATTAGTTCTATCATTATCTAAAGACTCAACCACTCTTTTAAGTTTACGGCAATGATCTTTATCAATAGCTTCAAGTAATGCTTCTAGCTTCTCAGCATACTTCTCGTCTTGTTCGTTGAGAGCAGCGGCTACTGCAATCTTCGAACGTTCATCTGCTTTAGATTCTAACTGTTCGTTAAATGTATTTTGAATCTCTTCAAGAGTTTCCTCAGTAAGAACATCTTTAGCAGCCTCTTTTAATGTGTCTGTTATCTTGCTCATCGTTAAAATAAATCTTTCTTATATGCTTTTTTGATCCTCTCTTGGATCTTGTACTCTACTGTCTTTTTTAAATCTTCATTAGCTGCGTTATAGTTTTTACTATAAACGTTACTAACAAATGACTTAATTGACTCTTTAAGTTTACTGTCCATCATAATTATTTATTATACTTCAAAAGTTTTTTATGAAACTAATTATCTGCTCTTTGAGATAACCATCTAAGTCCTTTTTAGGTAAATTTTTTATACTGTTTTGAAATTTATCGTATATTTCTTCATATTTACCGTCATTTGCGAGTACCCATTGCTTAGATTCTAGAATACCATTAACGAAAGCTTTAGGAAAAGAAGGATCAGCAACGCAATCAATAGCTACTAGCTTCATATCTTTTACTAACGAGACTCCATCAGAATTCTCTGCTACTTGACCTAATGCCCTACTTGAAACCCCAACTTCAACCCCATCCATAACCAAGCTCTTTACGATCTGACCACAAGGTGTATTTAATACCTTTGATTTACCATAAAAAATGTTATCTTTTTGCGTTAGCTCAGTTATAATATGACAAGCACGTTCGAGATCTACCTCAGCTGTTGTGGGATGATTTAATTCCCCCATCGCTCGATTTTTGTCGATCATTTCTTCGGTGTAACGATCAACTTCCTTAGCCATTTCTTCAAGATTGTAGATTCTGTTATTACGATTTTTCTCAGAAGCCATCATAAATGGACCCTGAATATAAAGCCTCGAAGGCTCTTTCGCGTTCTTCTCTTCTACAATATATTCGAAATCACTAAGATCCGGTTTTTCTACTAATAGTTTAAATGACATCGCGTTAATAAATATTTATACTTATCGACTACTTTTTCTCAGGAAATAATTCTTTTTCTGTTAATATAATAAACTTATACCCATTCTTAATAGACCATGCGTTCGCGGCTTCCCATTTTGCTTTATTAACCTCATATGTTATTTGTTCGTGCAATAGGGTTTCTCTCTTCTTTCTACCTGTAGATTTAGGAGGAATCGTTTGCTTGGAGGGTTTTATCTCAACAAGGTACTTTGTATTTTTATTACCCTCTTTGAGTATTAAAATATTATCTACAAAGTATCTATGTACTTTACTATCTACAGGGGAAATATACGGGATAACAACAGCCTCTGCGGCCCACTCTAAGACATTAGGGTTACGATCACACCATTGAAAGAAATGAAGCTCCCACGAGCTACGGTATTCTGGAGTCGACCTACCAATATACTTATGTTTATTCTTAGGTCTATATATACCCTTTTTAAATGCTCCCCTTTTATGTATCATCCTACAAAGAAACTAGGTGGCGCTGCATCACCGAAGCCAGGTGTTCCAGTGAGTAGCATTTGCTCTAGTTCTTTTTTCTCTGATAGACCTTCTTGTAATAAAGAAGTATCTAGAGTACCGCCACCAAAAAGCTGGGTGCCCGTGAATTTACTACGAATTCTACCTATTGTAATCTTAGTTAAAGCTAGAGCATATTGAAATACCCATGGTTCTTTAATTAAATCACCTATAGGTTGCTCTAAGTACGCTCCAAACACACCATAAAATGTTTCATTAGCTTTTGGTTCTGGGTATAGCACTAGATGCTGCCTCCTTTCATCGAATTTAAAAGTTCTCTGTAACGCAAGCATCTTAGAACGAGTCTCCATCCATTGCTTCATGGTATACCAACTAATTAAATCAAAGCCATAATTACCCATCGCATAACTAAAGTATGTTTGTTGCGCTAATGACTGCTCTATAGTGAATAAATTCTGGTGACTTGAATTACTTGACTCATCAAAACTATAAACGTCTATAACTTTCCTGTATTGTTTAGTTAATTCATCAAAGTTATTAATTACAGGTGAAAATGAGGTTAATATCTGAGTAGATGCATCAGTTATAGTTGTTGCATTTCTGTTTGCATTTACTGAACCTGACTTAGTAGCAGAAGGTACAATACCTATAGTAACAAGATTACTAGATACAGTTGTACTTAATTCAAAAATCTCTGTACTAGTAGTAAACACAGTACCGTATTCAGTATTTGTAACAGATGCTTCACTCGCTCCTGATACAGCAACTGATAATAACTTAGTTATCTGAGTATTAGTATCATCCAACGTCACTGTAAACGTATATTCAGATGGATCAACTATAATATCAGATACATCAAAACTAAATAAAGGTACAAACGTGTTGTTAGAATTAGTATTAAATGATGCACTTGTTAATGTAGCTACAGTATTTGTAGTAGCAATTGTTGTTTTTAAAGTGGTACTATAAGTTGATGTTAATTCAGGGGTCCGGGTAAGTAGTTTTTCTACATCAAGGCCTTTTCCTCTAGTGTATAGGTTACTATCAAAAACTAAAAACTCTTCAGTATAACCAGCGAATTTACTATACATTTCTATAGATCGCGCAATATTAGTAAAGAGTTGCTGTCCATGAAGCTCTAAATTAACTAAAGGGAAGCCCAAATCATAGCATATCCTATCTGCCAATGCCTGGTAGCTACCAATCTTATTAGCTAGGTTAGTAGAATAGAAAATACTACCAGCGCTTAATAGACTATCTGTCCAAGTTGTCTGTGCCATTATAATTATTTAGGCTTCTGGTGGTGGAGTAGGCGCAGGAGTATCGGCAGGTTGTTCATCTCCTCCTGTATCCCCAGGAGATGGACCGAAATCAGGTGGAGTCTCTTCTCCTTGATCAACAGATCCAGCAGTCTCCCCTGTACCTCCACCAGCACCTGCATTCCAATCACTTCCACCTTCTTGAATACTTGCAATTTCATGTTGCAAGGAAGCATCCTTGCGTAGCCACTCTCTATTAGCTTTTATCTGCTCGTCATTCCATCCTAAGAAAGTTTTTTGCGCATAACCCTTAGATATAGATTCATTTTGAGTTATACTATTAAAGTTATTCAATTTGAGATCAAGTATTTGCTGTCTACGTAACTCATAATAATTTCTAGGTGGGGTGAACTCAAGATCAAACGAATTTTCTCTCATTTCAAAATTTTGCCAAAGTTTTTTAAGCTTAAGATGAGTAACAAAAGCATTCTTTAAACCAACAGCAAATTTAGCTTGTAACCTAACAATAAAATTAGCAAATTTAAGCTCCTCTCTTAATACAGTAGAGTCAGCCTGGTATGTACTTTCAATATCAGCTCTATTGGTTGGGACTTTTAACGCTTTATATAATTTTTTAACAAAATAAACTAAGTCTTGAAGTTCCCCTAGATTCTGACCACCTGGTAATGTCGTAACATTAGTGCCTTCACTACCTTCTCTTTTAGGAAACCAAAAAGCATCAAGAATTGATTGGGGGTTAAATGTATTAACTCTCTTATCTTCATCTAAGTTAAATGTTTTCTTAGACCAGTAATTTTGCATTAACTTACGCATGTAAGACTCTGCTTTAGGTGTGCTCATATTGCCCACATCTACATTAAATACTAATCTCTCTGGAGCTCGAACTAATCGATATATAATAATAGAATCCTCTACCATTGTTAGTTGACGATACGCTCTTCTAGCGTTTTCAATAAATGGTACTCTAAATGTTTTATCTTCATTCCATGTACCTGAATTAATATAGGTAATTTGATTCTTATCTAGAGGTATAAAATCTTTATCCTTTACATGTGCTGTGGGGGCTTCCCTTTCATCTTTATGATGCTTCATTTTACGCAAAAGAAAAGCTTTAATAGACATATTTTGAAAGCTATCATATACAGGATCAATAATATGAGTAGGAATATTTACTACTCCTAAAATACCACTTTCAGGATGATCTTTATGTATAATGTTTTCAAAATATAATTCCCCGTCAATAAGCAAGTAACGTAAGTATTCCCAGCCTTTATCTTTGAGTTCGTATATATTAATGAACTTCCTAAACTCCTCGTTAATCTGCTTTACAACTAATGGGTCATAATCAAAGGCATCTCGGAATTTTAAATCAATAATATTACCCATCTCATCTTCACAGAGAAAATCATCACAAATCTCATCTAGGGCATCTGATACCTCAGCAAATGCAGCCATGACTCTATAATCTCTGAGTCGGCGACCTTTATCTACATCTAAATGGGCATACATTAATTGGTTATAAGCTCTATCAGCTAAAAAATTACCAATTGGTTGTTCAGACTCAGGTACTTTAGGAGTTACAATCGAGTGTTTTGATAAAAGATCTTGTCTTAAACTACCAGATTTATAAAACTCCTTAAATTTAGGGTTCTGTGACTGCACGTCATCAATAATCGCAGCAGGTGACCTGTAAGGTAATGCATTTGAAATAAACTGTTGTAGATTCCTACCGAATGTTGAATTTTTTCCTGTGTCCATATTATTACTGTACTGTTATACCACTTGTCCCTGTTACATCTACTGAAAATATACCGTAACCTGCCGCGTTAATAGCTATAACATCAACTGTTCCTGTGGCTGTTACCGTAGGGAACGTGATACTAAAAGTATTATAGTTATTTATTGTATATGTTGTTATAGGAAACCCACTTATTTCAGGATAATTAGCTGAAATTGAATTTGATGGTGTTGAGTTAGTACTTACTGCAGTGAGTTCGTTATAAAAATTGTAACTAGATAGTGTATAAGAAGCATCAAACAAGTTAACATCGTTTGTAGAGCTTAGCATTACACTCGTGATACTGTCAAACCCATAACCAGAGAAGGTCTTAGTACCAGAAAAATTCTGTAAAAGGGTAGTTCTAAAGTCTCCTGTGAATTGAGGTCTTCCAGAGAGTTCTCTATTATCAAAATTACCACTAAAACTAGTGACATTAGTTAAATTAGAATTATATAATATAAACTTACTCATACTCAAACCCACTTACTGGTACAAATGTCTGATCAATATTAAAGATATTTGCAACGTTATTGTCTATGTTCTTCTTGAATAACCATCCCTTAATTGTAAAGCTCGTATTTGCTGATACTCTATAAGGTACCGTACCAGATAGCTCTTTTGGATAATCTAGCGAGATATCACCAGACCATAAAACCTCAGATCTTATCTCTAAGTCATCTACTAAATGTTGTGAAGAAGGTACTTTCCAGCTTATAACAATATATGGGTTATTATAAGGAATAAAATTACTTAAAATTTGATCCATGTCTGTTTGGAATCTAGCTAATATATCCATATTGACAGTTATATTAACAGGCAGTGGAGTAGGTAAGTGATTTGTATCAAAAGAACCAGTAGTACTGGTTTGAGCTTTAGAAATATAGAAACCCTGTATCTTATTGAATACTCTATCAGGATCTCTAGATATATTAGACATAGAAACAGAAACAACAGGTAATTTTATATGCTGACTCTTATTTACTAAGTCATGAATGACTCTTTCTTTAGGAGCATATACAAAATTAGCCTGTACACTATCTTCAACAGATCTAGATTTATTATATCTATTGATAATGATACTATTAAAAGCAGAAACAAACTGCTTCATAATATCTTTAATTTCAAAACCGTAATATTGTGTCTTCAATAATAATATTTATCTATTGGTCAACCGTTTTCGCATCGTTTTCTAAAATATACTGGTAGTTCAGTATAAAACAACTCTCTTATTCTTAAGAAATTGGAATCCATGATATAAGTAGTACTATGATCTACATCTCCACGCGTAGTACGACCGCATGCTTGTATTAAGCTAGATAGCATTTGTAGTGTATACCATTTTTCATCTGTTTCTCTTATACATTGAGCTCTCTTATCATTCCAAGGTATGTAAGGCAATTTCATTATCACTTGGAATCTACCTAATTCATCCTTTAGATCAACCCCGTAGCACATAGACGGGCTAACTAATACAGTAGGCTCATCAGACTCCATATGCTGCTTGAGTATATGTTCGTTTTTAACCCCAGGCTCTCTAAATAATAACCTATTAGTATATTTCGGGTCAATAAAGTTCTTAATGTACTCTGTAATATTATTAGTCTGAGTATGAATTATGCCCTTTTCGTTTTTATGATTATCTAATAACCACTCTACTCTATCAACTAGCTTAGGTAACGTACGAACTAGATTCTTTGCATTGAGTGGCGTATCTTTAAATACTAATATAGGGGATAACTTAGGGTCGAATGTACTCGGAATGTCAATATAGTCATAATTATCACTGCTTATACCCAAACTCTTAACAAAGCTCTTAATACCTACAATAGTAGCAGACATTAAAATAACTTTATCTGCATGATCAAAGACATGTTTACTCAATAGATCAACTTTCAAGGGAGTAAATGTTATTTCCAGACCGTCTTTCTCAACTATATACTTACTCTCTCTATATGTTTTTATAAGAGTCTTAAGTCCTAGATAGATTCTATAATATTTTTTGTACTCGAATACAAGCTTACTTCTAGAATTAAAATCATTCTTCTTTTTATTTATGTGTTTCTTAACGTTTTGAAGGTATTCCCCTAAGTCGCTATAACAGTTAAATAGACTTTCATATAACTTATTGCGATTGCTATGATACTTAAATAAGATACCTTTCTTTTTAAGGTCTTTGTGAGGTAATACAAAAGTAAATTCCTTTACTAACTCTGATTCAAGTTCAGAGGCTTCATCAAGTACTAAGTATTGACGTCTTTTGAGGTGGTCTTGAAGAGATAAAAATTTACTATAGCTTAAACAACTAAAATTATTTTTAAGAGTATTATCAATCGCGTTATAGTAATAACAACATTTGTTATCTAGACATTTTTTCTTTTGATCTTGAAGATATACACAAGGAGCTGTATCAACTTCGAATTGCTCATCTATCGCGCAAGTATAATTACCCTTACCTTTTAGTACCTGCGTATCATCGAAAAGCGTTTTATATTGGTCTTGGAGAGTTTTAGTGATAGTAAGAGAATAACAACCATGAGTTTCTTCTCTATATACTAAATCACTATTGATATAGTTACCCTGTATATCAGTCTTGTATATATCCCCGCTATCTACTAAGTCATTGAACTTCTGAGATGGTTTCCTCGCTAAATTAGCTACTGTCTTACTAATAAAACTCTTACCAGTACCTGTTGGTGCTTGTATAATAAGAAATTTCTTAGGAGATTTTAACTTATCATCTATTAAGTCAAAAGCAGATTTCTGTTTATCAGTAGGTTTATAACCTGTGGGGAAATAATCTATCAGCATGATTATATTATAATCACTAGCGTAGAATTATAAAACTTATTTTTCAAGTTTTTCATACAATTCACCATTTTGAACTTATGGATAGGGTCATCATGATGAACAAACTTGTTATGATAGGACATACGGATTTCTGAGTCGGAAGACTCAATATCGAAAGGATAAGGAAATTCAAACTTCTTGGAATTATTAAAAATAAGTTTGAAGTTAAAATCTTTGAACTCATAAAAAACAAGTTTATCTTTTATAACTGATTTACCACGCAATTGTACGTCTACAGTTTTAAGTAAAATTTGTTTGAGATTGTTCTCTATAAGTTCAAGTTGTATCATGAGTTCATAAATGCTATTTTACCATCGGATGACATTGGGGCAAAACTCTCGTTAAACACACCCCAGAAATCATCCTCTGTCCATGAGTTAATTAAGTCAACACTATCACAGTTTATAGTCCTCCAGCTTTGCATAAAAACATCCCATGTGATAATTGTATTTTCATTAGCTGTATTATATCGAGGACTCGAACTACTAGGTTTAAAATTTAGAGTAGATCTACCATTTACACTATTGAGTAAATTTAGATTATTACTGCAAATCATTCTCCTAGTTGACGGTGAGTTAGGTTTAGGAGAACGTCTCAAAAACCTAATCTCACATACTTTACTATTCAACTCTCCTAGTAAATTAGACCTACTTACTTTCATCTACTTCTTCTGGTTCACATACTCCGAATATTCTCTCTTCATTCAAGAAGACACAATCTCTAACAGAATTTTCAATACCCTTGATTGAAATGTTATCTACTTTAATGCCCTTATCATCTGGGAAACAAACAATATCCCCCACTTGCGCGTATTTACATAAAGGACCAACTAAAATAACGCGCGCGAGTCTCCATGTTTTTTGAACTTGGGCTAATGGAATATGAATTCCATTACGAACTACTGACTTACCATCTTCTGATAAATCAACATACTGTACTAGTAAGATATCATCTAATACTTTGTTTAATTTATAACCATATAGACTAAAAGTATCGTTACTATATGTATCTAGGTTAATAAGACTCTTTTTTGCAGATACATCAAATGCATCTCGTTGGGAATCCGTAAGCTCAATACCGGATTTATCTAAAGCGTTTTCAAACTCACTCATATTTCTTTGTATTTAGGTTAAACTCTTTGAAATACAAATCTACTTCTCTCTTAGAAATTTCATGAAGGGAAGCACATTTGTCATAATTAGGTTTTTTATCTTCTTTTTTCTTTTTAATATATCTTATAAACTTCTTTTTTAACTTTGGTAAGACGTTAGTAAGAAATTTATAATGAAACTCTTTATCTAAATTACCATCGCAATGTTTATTCATAGTGTGATTGATTATATAACAAACATCTTTATTGTATTGAGATAAAAAGCGATTAATAATATAAGGACTGTATAAGGTTTGGTCAGATATATCTAATTCTTTCTTACTCTTCTCATGAGTAATATTATTAAGAAAGTCAAATATCGTCATACAATAACTTTTGTAGTAGCAATAAACATATCATCTGCCATAGAGTAGAATACATCTATAATATTCTTCATAAATTCATGAGCTTCTTCATCTCTAAGTTTAGTACTAAAAGCAAACGCAGGTGCTTTCTTACCAGCTTCAATGTTAATACCTGTATGACCAATAGCTACATTATCTTTTGCATACGTAATACTAACGCTACACTTACCTTTTTGTTGTATAATGTTATGTTGGTTATGCTCTGCATGTACAATCAAGTCATCTCCATCTACTTCAATAGGTTTCTTGATATAATTGGTTGAAAGAATGTTCGCAATTTGTGTGTTAAGTAATCTTTGAAAAGCAACAGCACCGAGAGGACACAAATTAGGAATTTCCCAGCAAAAATTAATAGCATCGTCAGAGTAAATGTAATCGTTGTTAATAAGGTCTTCATTATCAATCATTCCTTCTGCTTCTACGAACATAGGTGAACGAAAAGCAATAATATTTCCTATTGGAAGAGTTTTTTTACCAAAGTATTTATAAGCGAATCTGTTATGAATCAGATTACCATCGTAAGATTTAATATCTTCTACAATCATATAGTGAGTATATGAGTTAATCTAGTAATATCAAGCTTTTTTTCGTAGTTTGCTTGTATCATTTAAAACCAGATTTTTATAAACCAAACGAATACCATCTTCAAACGAAGTAAATTTGAAGTCAGGAAAAAACTCTAATAATTTTTTATTACTTACATCTTTTCGATATTGTCCATCTGGCTTAGACGTATCAAATTTTAACTCTAGATCAATATCTAAAGCTCTTAATGTTGTTTCAGCTAACTCTCGAATAGATAAACACCTGCTATCTGCGACATTAAAGTTTTCATACAAATCAGAAGTAATACACCTATTAATAATTCTTGCAACATCTTTAGAATGTATAAATTGTCTTAACGGAGTACCCGTACCGAATAAATTTAATTCCTTCGATCCTGTATTAACAGCATTTTTAATTTTTTGTAATAAAGCAGTAACAAAATGAGCTTTACCGTCATTATGAAAGTCATCATATTCACTATAAAGATTACAGGGAGTAATATATGAGTAATGTATATCTTTATATTGCTTTCTGTATGTATCTATTTGTACACCCAGTAATCTTTTAGAGTAACCATATCCAAAATTTGTCGGAGCAGGTGGCCCTAAGTGAAGCATTTCTTCAGTCATCGGATACTGATCAGCTAATAATTCATTCGGATAAATACAGGTACTCAAAATACCAATAAACCGTTTAACTCCAGACTTCATTGCTTGTCTAGTGACAAACGTATTCATAAGTACATTTTCTTCTAAATAACGATCCGGGTAATTAATATTATCTTGTATACCTCCGACGGTTGCTGCTAAATGAATAACAATTGTTGGTTTTATATCATCAAACATACGATGAACATCATCTTGCCGCGTTAAATCGAACATTGAAGATGATATATACATTGCGGCTGGTAAAAATTCTTTTAAATGCCTACCAATCGTACTTGTACCACCTGTAACTAGAATACTCATACTGTTTTTTGTAGCCAAAAACTAATCATCTCATCAAGCATCGTTTCAAAACTATATGTAGGCTCCCAAGAAGTCGCGCTCTTTAGTTTACTGCAATCTCCTTTCAAGTCTCTAAGCTCTTCTGGTCTTAAGAATCGTTTATCTTGAATAATATATTTTTTATAATCTAAGTCGAGCTTACCAAAAACATAACGTACTAGATCTTCGACTGAATG